CGAGTTGGCTCAACTAGCCCCGCTGGCGGCTACCCGTTGGATTGGCGAGAGGCTGCGAGCCTTCATCGACTCTGTGGCTGACAGTGCAAAGTCTGTCATCGTCGCCACCAACAGCGGCAACCACGGGCGGAGCACCGAGAAGCTACGCATCGGCACCGAGATGGAGCACAGCTTTGAGCAGCACCTCTACCTCACTCTTGCCAGCAGCGAGAAGCGAAAGAATGTGCAGTGGCAAGTCGGAACGGGCTATCTGAACTACGTTGACCTTGATGGATTCCTCGTCCGCTTCCACCACGGCCACGCCATCAAGTACGGAGGCGGCATCGGCGGCATCACCATCCCAACCAACAAAGCCATCGCCGCCTGGGACGCAGTAAAGCGGGCAGACCTGACGTGCTTTGGTCACTGGCATCAGTTCCAGTGGCTACGGGCCGGTCGGTACGTCGCCAATGGCAGCGTCATCGGGCACTCGGCATACGCCACAAGGATCAAGGCGGCATATGAGCCACCGTGCCAGGCGTGCATCGTGATTGACCACGGACGCCATGAGGTGACGAAGGCAATGCCGATCTACTGTGACCGTGACCTGCGTACGCAGAAGGCTTGACGCATGGAATACGAATTGAGTGACGAGTACATCGCCGAGGCCCGCCAGCGAGCGTATCGATTCCAGGGGCAGTGGTGCGGCACAAGTGGATCACTGGCAGCGGACGTCGCTCGCCTTCTCATCGAAAGGAAAAAGATGCAGGGAACAATCACGAATCTTGAGGACACAAACGCACAACTGCGGGCGGCTGTTGAGAGCCGTCTGGCAGGCGGATGCTGCGACGGTGGCAAGTGCCAGCCGGCAGACGACGCACCAGAGCGGTGGAAGGAAATCACGCAGGCCAGCGCCGAGAAATACCACGCCGAGCGTTCCGAGCAGATCCCGGTTGATTGGATTCTTCAAGGTCAGAAGGAGATGGAAGCATCCACGGACGACATCCGGTGGAGCGGAGACAGCATCCTTGCCAAGGATCACGACGACGTCAGTCCTGCCGAGAAGTTGCTGATGGACGCCATTGACGTCGTGCGTGATCGTCGCCCAAAGTACGGCGGGCCACGGCATCACTTCCGGCGAACTGTTGGCATGATCAACGCTGCCTTCGCCGACGTGCTGAAACGCCCACTGACAGAATCGGATTGGGCGATCTTCATGACGTTTGACAAGGTGGCACGATTCCTCGGGCCAAACAAGACGGCAGACGGGCCGATAGATTTGGCCGGCTACGCAGCTTGTCTCGCGGAATGTGAGTCGTCAGACCCGGTCTAGTCCGCTGCCCAGCCAGCCTAGTCTGGCGGAATGGTTGCCGACGCTCCACTCGCTGCCGCTGCGCCGTTTGCCGACATCGCAAACAAGGTGTCGGCATTCCTCGTGACGGCTCGCGTTTCAGCCAAGGACGGGCTGAGTTGGATGGAGTTTGGTGCTCTTGTCGCTGCACTCGTGCGGCTGACAGTTGAGACGCTGGACTCAACCAAGACGCTGACGGGCGAAGAGAAGCGAGCCATCGTGCTTGAGGCTGTTGGCGTGCTGTTTGACTCGCTCGCCGTGCTGTGCGTGCCGTATGCGACGTACCCGTTTTGGTTCATCGTCAGGCCAGCCGCTCGAGCACTCGTCATTGCTATCGCAGCCGGAACCATCGAAACAATTCTTCCTCTGTTGAGGGCAAAGTGATTACAGCGTTGCTAGTTGCCGTCGCGGTCTACGCTCTCGCGGGGCAGCAGATTGCAGAGAAGGCGAAATCGCTCATCGCTACGGCGAAGATGCCGACGTTTGACGGCAAGCACGTCGCTGCCGTAGCGCTGCTCGTCGCTGCGTATCTGGCGTTTGCACCAAGCCGACAAGCACCCACCCCCACCCCGGCACCAGTGCCGCCCGATGCGTTCACGCTGCGTGGCAAGTTCATCGGCCCGACTGCCGCCGAAGATGCCGCGACGATGTCGGCTCTGTGCGGCGAACTCGCCGAGTGCATCGACTATGACGGCAAGCACGACCAGAGACTCAAGACCGGCGTCGCCTTTGATGAGCTACGAATTGCTGCCCGCGAGATGCGATGCAAAGGCGAGAGCATCGGTGCTCGGCAGCCGGCAGTCAGGGACGCCGTTCACAAGTTCCTAGACGATTCGGTTGGCTCGTCTGGCGGTCCAGTGACGCCCGAGAGCCGGGCGGCGTGGGTGTCGGCTTTGCGTGACCTAGCGAGGGCTGCCGCTGATGTCACGCGCTGACCGATGGTCACTGTCTGCTGTGTCGTTCGTCATCGTCATGGCGATCCTCGGCGTGCTCGTTGAGCGAGCCACTCGCCGTGTCGCCTCGCAGATTGACGGGCAGTTCGGCTACACGCCAGACCCAGCCGGAACGAAAGCGTTTCTTGCTGAACTTGACCAGCCACTTTTCTCTGACGCTGCCAAGGACGTGATCAAGAACGCCAAGGGGCAGGACACGTTTTTGTACCGCTTCGCCGACCGTGCTCACCGCCAGGTCTACGGCAAGCCGTTTGGACCGTGGAAGCAGGGCATCGGAGACTGCGTCAGTTTTGGGTGGGCGATGGGCAGCTACGTCGGTCAGTGCGTTGATTGGGCAGAAGGCGAATTGCCAGAGCCGCCGAAGCTTGTTTGCACGGAAAGCATCTACTCGGGAAGTCGCACCGCCGGGAGATTGCCGCCGGTCAGTCAGGCCGGGTACAGCGATGGAAGCTATGGAGGTGCAGCTGCTCGGTGGGTGGCTGGAAAGTGCAAAGACCAGACAGTCGGCGGCATCCTGTTTCGTCAGCAGTATCCCGGCGCTGATCTGACGACATACAGCCCAGCCAGGGCGAAGGAATGGGGCAACGTCCTCTGCGGTGGCGGGCAGGCTGGGATGGCACTTGCCAAGCTTGCCAACAAGAACACGGCAACAAACGTCGCCCTTGTGCGAAACTTCGATGAAGCTGCGGCAAGTTTGGAAAGCGGATTTTGTGTGCCAGTTTGCAGCGGCGTTGGCTTCTCGTCGCAGCGCGATGCCGATGGCTTCGCCGCTCGCTCTGGCTCATGGGCGCACTGCATGTGCTTCATCGCTGTGCGTTACGCCAAGAACGAAGGCAAGCGTGATGGCTTGCTGTGTATGAACAGCTGGGGCACGTTCAATTCCGGCGGAAAGTGGCCGGCAGACCAGCCAGACGGCTCCTTCTGGGTGAGCCGTGAGACCGTTGACGCGATGCTCTCTGGGCAAGACTCGTTCAGCATCAGCGGCGTGAACTTCAAGTACCGCAACCTTGACCACGGCAACTGGCTCGCCCCTGCGCCACCAGAGACGCAGGCTCGCACGCCGTCAAACGCTCGACTCATCGCAGACACGTTCCATCTCGCTCAGTAGGAGTTTCCATGTCGCTCGTCATGTGGCTTGTATTCGGTGCCGTTGCTGGAGGTGTCGCCAAGTGGGTGATGCCGGGACGCTGCCCTGACGGATGGGTGCCGACCATCGGACTCGGCATCATCGGCTCTCTCGCTGGCGGTCTGCCGTTTGGTGACGCTCCCGCTGGTCTGATTGGCAGCGTCATCGGTGCATGCGTCGTCATGTTCTTGTACTCGATCTGGAGCGTAGACCGATGACACAGAGAGAGATTCAATCCGCCGTCGTCGTGGGCCTAGTCGCCGTCATGCTTACGTGGTGGGCAGCGACATCGGACTACTCGCCAGTGAAGCCAGAGCCGCAGCGTCCCGTCCTTCGATTCGTCCAACGTCTCGCACGGCTAGGGCTGTGGGCGATGATGTTCGCCGAGCCGCCACCAGCAGAGCAGGCGTATGTCGTTCACGCTCGCGTTGACGCCGATGGGCATCGAGTCCTCAATCACGGACAGGGATGGTGATGCATGTGGCAATGGCTGCTATCCGTTCTGGCGTCGCTCGCCGCTGATCCGGCACAGATTGACCGTGAGGCTCCTAGAGCCTCGGCGGCTGTCTCGGCAGCGTATGCCACCACGGCACAGGAGAAGGCTCCACAGCCCGCGCCAGAGCCTCCCAAGCCTGCCTGCTGCACCGACTGTGGCGGAAAGGGATACATCACGCACGGCGACGGGCACCGGACTGCGTGCCCGTGCCCTGCTTCTTGCAAGTGCAAAAACCCGACCGGCGCGTCGCTCACGCCTGCTGCACCTGCTCGGCCTGCGGGCGGGAGGTGACGGTGAGTGACGCGCCGGCTGGGATGCTGGCGCACCTTCGGGGCCGGCTCAGAGAAGAGATCGGACCACGAGCCGTCCAGGCTGGGCGTGCGTTTGACGAGTTCGTTGACGCCACGGCTCGATGCTGGAATGCGGAGCATTGGACGAAGCTTGCACGGTCGCAGCCCGAGTCGGAGATGCAAGCCGTGAAGGACATCATGGTTCTCACGGCGAAAATAGGCGAGGACGTTGAAGCCATGTGGGGCGATAGCGTCGAACTGCGAAAGCTGTACGCCGATGTCGGACGGGAATCCGTCGAGGTGTTCGCCCGCATGTGGTTTGAGTCAATGACGAACCGCACATGGATGCGTCAGGCGTGCCGGGAAGCACGGCGAACTTGACACGTTCGCCAGACTCGCTGCATGGGCGAGGTTCAGCGTTCACTTCTTGCCGACGACGAGTTGCCGCCACCAAAGGGCAAGCGACGCCGCATGCCCGAAAGGCTAACGCCACCTATGCGGAAGTTCTTGACGAAGCTGGCGAGGATAGGTGCTCGCGTCACTTGGTGCATCGAGTTGCTTTACGATCCGAGCAAGGGAGGGCAGGGGGAATTAACCGACCGAGCCAAGGCGGGCGACCACACGCTTGTGCTTGACACGGTGCGTGAGGTTGAGCACCGCGCCGCGACGCTGGCCGAGGACATCGAGGTGTTCATGACGCCACCGGACAAGCTGCCATCAGAGCCAGGGCATCCTCTGCGAGTCGAAGCGATGGCACGGCGGCAGGTGGCGAAAATGCACATCTTCGACTGATCGTATCGGGAAACGTCGCTTTTTCGTCGCTTTTGTAACACGTTTGGGGAACGTGTCGCTGCACACGACCTGACGGAATGTGCGACTAGGTGTGCAGTCGCTCCAGCAGCGAGCGGAGCGTGGCGGCTTGATTCTTGAAAGCCCCGAAATGGCCTGCCGCAAACTCGACGGCCTTTCGCTCCCTCTTGGTGAGCGTGGCGTTCTCTCCCTGCGCCGCTTCCAGACGCAGTCTCGCAACCTGCGCGTCACCGCGAAGGCGAGCGATCTCATTAGCCGCCTCCTCGAAAAGCTCACCGCTGTGAGCGAGGTGCAGGCCACGCCAGTGGCGAAGCCGAGAGACAAGGTCGCCCTCGTAGGCCCGTCGGTCGATG